AACTTTCCTTGCCATACAATATCAGCAAGAAAAGATTCTCTAACTGGTTCTGATTGTGTGTCAGAACTATTCATATAAAGATTGCCGTTGAAGTCTCCAGCAATATTGATACTTTCTGATAGAAACTCTTTAAATGATTTCATCTTAGTTACAGTTCCAACGACGAAGGGCTTTGTTGATTTTGGAATCAGGATCTCTTGCAGTTTTTGCAGAAGTAAGTTTTGACTTCATACCTTTCATACGACGGCAAAATGAAGCACGGCGCTTTGCTCTTTTACCTTCTGGATTCTTTTCTGTTACTGCAGTCTGAAGTTTTGAACCTGGATTCTCACGACGATATGCCTTGACAGCGGCAGGACTCAAACCATCAGTTTTGTCTTGGCGATTAACCTTTTGCCAGTCTTCTGCCAGTTCTTCTCTCCAGTTAGAAAATTGCTCTGCTTTTACACAACGATTATAAGTTTTTCCAAAGAGTTTTTGAGTCCCTTTTTTCTTATATCCTGGCCAACATTTTTTACCTGCCTCATCAATGACTTCACCTTCCAACTCTTGTGAATTTGCTAACGGTAGGGTAATTTTTTGTCTTACCTCTTTATATTTTTGTCCAAGTTTTTCTGCTGAACCTGGATCTGCTTCCATTTTTCTTTTTACATCACCAGGAGTCATTGATGCAAGACCTGTTGTTTTTCTGCCGCCAATTTCAAAACTAACACCTTCTGTACTCATCTCACCACTATCTACATAATCGGCAGCGGCATCAATGTAGTCTGCTGCTTTAGTAATCTTTGACTGAACCCATGCCTCAATGTTGCCTTCGCCCTTCATTTTTTTACGAAGTCTTTTTGCAGCAGCAATAATTGTGGAAAGTTCAGAGCGAGCCATTGAATACTCGTGGTCATATGACTCTGGAAAATTGCCAGGATGAACAGTTGCAATATTATACTTTAACTGATTAGTAGTTAAAGCAGAAGGTCTAGAAAACATATCCCAATATTTTGGTCCATACTTACACTCATCACGAGTTTCATTTTTTTCACATTTTGGACAGTATCTAATCATTTGTGCCTCCTCTGATTTTGTTCCCCAATTATCAGCACCAACTTTACGACATTTAACCAACGCTCCAGATGCATATGCACTTGGCCAAACATCATATCTTGATTTTACTTTATGATAGCAAGCATCTTTTTTACCGCTACTTTTTCCTGGTTTATCTTTAACTTCTTGTAAATCTATTTCTTCTTTCATTTTTTTCTTTGGATCTGTAGAGACATACGTTGGTTTAGCAGCACCAGACTTTTGTTGTTGTCCAGGATCTGCTGCTTTTTTTCTTCTTGCTGCAGAAAGTCTTTCTGCTTTAGTCATACTTGCTCTTTTTGCCGATGAAACGCACTTAGGTGTTCCTTCACCAGGTTCATCACTTGCACAAGTTCCACCAGTAACAACATTTACCCAACCAGGTTTTCCTTCTTTTGATTTAGACTTACCAAACCAATCACGAAGACCCTCCTCGTTAATTTTTACATCTTTGAACTTTTTATGTTCTTTTTTAGCAGATGCTTCCATTTTTTTCAGACGAGTATAATAATCGGGAATTTCATCTAGATGCTGAAGAGCAATCTCCATTGCCAACTTATGATTTTTAGTATGCTCATGTTCAATTGGTTCGCCCATATCAAGTTGTTTTTGAATAAAAGAAACATCAAGACGATGCTTCTTTGCAATCTGTTCAACTGTTTTAAATGGCTTTAATTGTTCTTTCAATTTTTTCTTTCTACCTTGGCAGTGAGCTCTTTGCGAAAATCCTTTTGGATTGTCACAGTCAATTGATCTTTTATATTTGTCAGACCAACTCATTAGAAATAAGAACTACTCCTTATTATTTAGAAAACCTTGTTTGAGTAGTTTTGATAGTTCTGATGTTGAACCAACAAACACCGCATTATTCGTTACGTTATTAGTTGTTTTTGTTACGTCTTCTTCTACTTCTTTTAATTTCTTTTGAAGATCTATAAGTTTATCTGTAACGTCACCAACATTTTTAATTAATTGACCAGCAACTTCATAAGCTCTTGGACTTGCACCTTCTCCAGCAAGTTCCATAATACCGTTGATTGCCTCTTGCCCCTTTTCTATCAAGGAGTATAAATTTGCTCTGGTATATTCGTAATCTTTTTTAATGTCATCAGATTTCAAAGGAGCAATATCCAACTCCCCTTTAACTTTCTCTACCTCTACAATCTGACTTTCAATATTGAAAGTAGAATCCAACTCATCATAATTATTTTTCATAATCTTTAAATATCTTTTTGTTGTGTTGGACTATATTCTTTTCCGTCAAAGAACATTTCAATAGATTCTGTAAATCCAAAATCATCATCTGGACCTGCATCAACTGGATCTGGAACTACTGTATATCTCATTTCTCTCTTCGCTGTTGTTGTATCAGTTGACGTATAGTAATCAACTTGAACCTTACGAATGAGACCATCAGTAGATTCTGCAATAGGACCAAAGAGATAAGTTTTTGCAGTAAAGTTAAATGTATATATTAAAATTCTTCTTGTAGAAAAATCTCCCTCATAATCATCTGTAAAAGATACATTCTCTAAAACAACTGGAATATCTCTTTTTTCTCCTATTGAATCAATGAGATCTACAGTAAGGTTAAAAGATGGTTGAAAGTATGGTAAAATTTGTTCAACTACTTGTAAAGCATCATCATTTAGTTTGGCAATCAAATTTAATTGAAAACCTAAATTATAAGGAACTGGCAAATAAACTTTTTTTAAGTTTGTACCATCAGATGCTTTAAATGTTTGAGTTATATTTGCTTTTCTTGTTGCATCATATTGAATTGAAGTCATCTCAAATGATAACCTGGGCAAAGTCATTGCAATTGGTTTGTTCAACTCAGGTTGCTGTTCAATTCTTGCAAGAAACTTTTGAATGGGTCCATAAGCTAAAGGAACTTTCATTTGACTTATGCTATCACCAGAAGAATCCTTATGTCTGATATTGATGTCATTAAAAAGAGTGCCAAAAGCAATGACAGTTCTTCTAATAATTTCGTGATAAAAATAAGTTCCTAACATTAAAAGTTACCGAATGGATTAGATTGTGAAAAGTCTATAATTTGATCTGCTGCGTCTTCAATTGTTTTATTTTCACTATATTTATCATATAAATCCCACGTTTCATAAGATGAGACTGCATAAGATGCTGATGATGCTGTACCAACAACAAGTTCGTTTGGATAAAAACCAGAAATAACAGTTCCTATTCCAACAAAAGATACTTTAAGAACATTAGTATCTTTATCCCAAGACTTAACTCTTGCTTTTGTTTTGGACACTGACCCAGAAACAATTTCATTAAACAAGTAAGTTCCAGATCCAGATATGACTGGTGGGGATGCAATTGTTACAGTAGGTGCAACAGTATATCCTGCACCTGGATTTTGTATTCTTATTGAAGTAATTGAATTATCAGAACCTACAACAGATTGAGCAACTGCTGTTTGACCAGTCCCAACAGATCCTGTAATTGTTACTAACGGTTTTGCACCATAACCACTTCCCGAATTTGTCATGGTGAAAGTGACAATTCCAGATTGGGAAGTTTCAATTGAACATGTTGCAGCGGCACCAGATCCACCTCCGCCAGAAATTGTGATTGTTGGTGCTACAGTATAACCTGTTCCAGCATTTATTAGTAAAATTTCTTTAATTGATCTAACCCCCGCAACAGAAGTCGTTATTGCAACAGCAGATGCATTTGTGCCGCCAGATGGTGCTGTGGATATAGAAACTATTGGTGCTGATGTATAACCTCTACCATCATTGTTGAGATATATTTGTCTAATATAACCAGTTCCAATAGTTGCAGTTGCTGTTGCGGTAGATCCTGCAGAAATTAAATTGAGAGTCGTAATATATCCATCATCTTGAATTTTTTTATCTATTTCATCAATTGTAGTATCAATAATTTCATCTTCATATTCAAACAATTCACATTTTAATTCATAAACATATAATTTTCCCAATTGATAAAATGGTTGTTCATGTTCTACAAATTTAACTTCAAATAATCTTTGACTCAAAGGAAAATAAACAAGATCTCCTTCTTTTGGTCTAGATGATAACTCTATTTCACTGTCATCTTCTACCTCCATAAATGGAGATATAAAATCTTCAAATCTTTCTCTGGAGATAATTAAATTAACTTCATCTTTTAAACTGACACCAAATTTTGATAAAAGATCGCCCTGGCCAGTGTAACCATCATAATTATTGATGTATGCCTCAATAGCATAGTTATCGTCAAATTTTGATGATGAAACTTCTTTAAGTATAGTCTCCTTTCTTACAAATTTTCTTGGAATATAAATGACCTCTACTCCATAAATACGAAGTTGTTCATTGATTAATTCTTGAACGAGTCTTTGCTCATTCGGAGAACCTTGTAAGAAAAAAGGATTAAGTGCCATTATCCAATAAAATCGTAAGGTGGAAGTTCATAATCCATAGACATTCTTTGTCTAATACTTTCTAATTCTCTTTCAGCATCTTCATAAATTTCTCTACCATTAAGTTCTATACCACCAGGAAGTTTTACACCTCTAAATTTAATTAAGTTTTGACCCCACTGCCTTTTCATTAGAGCAGTTAAATATCTCTTCAAAAAACTATCATTATACACTCTCGTAAAATCATTTGGATCTAAAATCCTATAACAATCAATAACAATAAAGGTATCTTTTGCTTTTGCCTCCCAATCTATATCTAAATAAAGTCTATTTTGTCTTTTATTAAACCTTATTTGCTTATCAGTTGATAATAAGAAATCAATATCTTCCAGGTAAGTTTTTACCATGGCATATTGTAAAAGTTCAACAGAGTTGAAATAATATAAATCATTTAAAAATAACTGATATTTAATACTAAACATCCCTGCTGAGATTGAACTAGTATCAAATTTAAAAATCTTTTCAATACCTATAATTGAATCTGGTACTTGAATAAAGTTAGAATTTTCATAAAAATTAAATGTGGTTGTACCAATACCACTAATATTTGCTGTGCCAGTTGTCGTTACAATTCCAACACCATTTGTAGGGTCTGCCTTACCTCTGTTCAAATCATTTTCTGTTATCTTATACTTAAGATACATTCTTTCAACACCATCAAAGTGTCTTTCTTGAAAGTATTGTAGAGCGTCATCAACTAAGTCATCAATTTGATCATCAGCTAAATTGATTTCTAAAACTGGAGCACCTAATTTTCTTAGACAATAATCTATTAGTTCTTGTCTAGTTGCTGGTTTAGCCATTAGTAGGATCCTCCATCTATTACATTTGACCAGGTAGGAACGCCAGAAGAATTTGTTGATAGTACATAGTTAGTTTCTGATATTGCTGATGTAGTTGTTCCAGTAGAAACTAGTTGATCGTTGGTATCAAAATACGCCACTCCATAAGGTTGTCCAGGAGTATAATAAATTGATTGACCTACGGTAAGAATTCCTGTAATATTTCCATTTCTAGCCGTAAATTCATCAAAATTTAAGTCATCACCAATATATAAGTCACCGCCAATGTAAACATTATTTTTAAAAGTTGCAACTCCAACAAAAGTTGATAATCCACTTACATTAAGTGAAGTTACTGATGCTATCCCTCCAATTACATTTTCAGAAAGAGCAGCAAACCCGCCAGCAGCTCCGGAAATACTAGCTATAACTTTAATTGAATTTTGTTGACCTACTCTTTCGTTAATGTAAGACATTACTTGGTTACTCCTTCTCTTACAAGAACCATACCTTCAATAACTCTATTTTTGATTCCAAAAGAATCGGTAATTATGACATCATAAACATATCTTCCAGGTCTGATATTTGTCGTCTCCATGTGAGGCAAATGTATTAATAATCTTCCATCAGTAGGAGGAGATTCAATTAAAGTTTCGAAAGTTATTGCTGCAGAACTTCCGGACCACTTTCTCATCTGAGCAGCAACTGTATAACCAGTCAAATTTAATGGAGAATTATTATAAGATCCTTCCAAGGTAAAAGATTGGCTAAAATCACTACCAGCATTAATTACAAGATTAGTGACATATATAGCTGCCATTTATTCTAAGATCCCTACTTTTTATTTATAAGTCAAGTTTACTCAGAGAACTAAGAACCTCTTGCTGTTTCAAATATAATTTACAGTAAAGTTTTGCAAAATTTTTCAGTTCTTCTTCATCTAATTCATCAATTATTCGAACATGCTTTTCATATTCAAATAACTTATTCATTGATTCTAAACTAATTTCATTTGGATCCATTAATAATCTCCTTTAATAAAGATTTAATTTCATCAATATCTTTTTTGATTTGATCTATTTCAACTTTTTGCACTTCTCTATTATTTTTTGAGTTTATGTATTGATTATATGATTGGTTATCACAATTAAGTATTGCACCAGTTTTTTCATCACGATATAAATTTGGAAATCCTTTTACAGGTATCATCATGCTAAAGCAATACTCCTTAGATCTTTAAATCTTGGTGCGTAAGCTTGATTTGTTCCAGACATTACAATCTTAATTGTATATCCAGTAAAACTTCCAAGATTATTTGCAGAAAATTCATACTCTAAGAATTGATTTTCTAAACTTGGAGGAACAAATACATCGGGTAGACCACTGTTTTTAGATGGATCTACTACATCAAAGTAACCATCTTGGTTATTATCTAAGGTTAGATTATCATATCCAGGGAATAATTCAAAAGATGGTTGAACTTCACTTGAATCTGGTCTAATTAAACTATATAATACTCTAAAATCAGACGATGCGTTACGATATGCACTTACAATCACTTTGAGTGATGTTGCTGGTTGTCCCAAGTTAACGGTGTTTGAGACATAAATTGCTGCATGTGGATCATTTAGAATACTATTAACCCTATTGTCTGCAGGATAATTTTGAATTGGTCTATTTAATCTATTATTTAAGAATTCTACAGAAGAATCTTTCCAGAAAATCATTGGAGAAAGATTTGAATCTGTTGTTTTCAGATCAACCTTCATTGTGAAAGATTTACTTCTTAAGAAAGTAGATGGATTTAAATATTGTTGCTCATTTACATCTGAACAAACAATCCTAGTTGAATTTAATTTATTTTCAACTCCAAGTTCTACATTCTCATATCCTTGATCAATAAATGATGACTCGGTGCCATTTACACTTGTTCCACTAACAGTTCTAATTTGACCACTTACAGATGTTGGTGATCCTGGATTGAGTAGAGCGATTTGTGGCACAACACTATTAAACTGAATATTTTCAGTTGCAGTGACAGAATTTCCTCCACAAGATAATTCATCGGTAAATGATAACTGTGGGAAACTTGTGGGTGTATTATCAGCAGATCTATCTACTCCATTTAAAGATCTATCAACTTCAATATAATAACTATCAATATCAATGCCAGTGCTACTAACGTTGTGAGTGGTGTTTATTCTTCTTAAAGATACCCCACCAACTTCATACTTAGATACTCGTGTATTTAAATCATGACTAATTGCCCTGGTAGAATCTACACCTCTAGTGATTGTTTGAAGAGTTCCCGAACCAACACTTTCATATTTGATAATTTCATCTTCAATTTTAATGTATCCAGGATTGGTTGCGCTTACAGATTTTCCTTCAAATGTTCCAAAGTTTGTTGTTGATGCAACACTAATAGTTGTATCGGACGTGGTTAAAGGTAGCGATAATGTAGTTGGAGATACATCACTACTTACATTTGAAATTGTAACTTTATTGGCACTGGAATACATTCCATGCTCATAATGATTAACTTTGAAGAAGTTGCCAGAATAAACACCCCCAACAGGTGTTGATGATGTAATTGTAGTGTTTGCCAACGATACTAAATTACCTGAAGTATCATAGTAAGAAAGTGTTGCAACACCCACATTGAAGGAATTTCCTTGAACATTAGATAAGTAAAGGGTATCGATACCTGTTCCAATTCCACTGATTGTAATTCTGGCGTCACGACCACCAACTGGAGTTACAGATGATGTGACTATTCCAACAACATCACCAACATTGTAACCATTTCCTGGATACAATGCAGAAACCGCTACTCCTGCAATTACTCCACCTGTTGCTGTTATATTTAATCTTAAGCCGCTACCATTTCCAACAATATTATATGTTTGAACACTACCACTGGTATAATTAGATCCACCAGTTGTAATTCCAACTGAAGTGACTGAACTTCCTGTACCTACAATAGTACCAGAGTTATAAGATGCTGACTGAACTGATACTTTTCTACCAGTTGTTAAAATTCCAATAATAGTAGAATTAGTTATTGTTGAAATTCCAAGGTTGACTTTTCTTGGTAGAATTGTAATTGGATTTGGACTTAAAGTTGGGACATAATTATTACTTTCATTTAAAGTTGGATTGTGGAATAAAACACTACCAGATGTAGATGTGAAGTTAGCTTTATAAAGTTTAAATTTCAAATCTTGATATTGATTTGCAGTCCAAATAGATCCATTTTGAGATTTGAACAGACTTCCAATTGCAAACTGCCTTGAATATCTCACTGCTTGAGAATCTGGAAGATTTGCAGTTTCAATGGTTTTTTCTCCCATCTCAGCAATCCAAACTTCATATTGATCAGTTTGTGGTGCAAGAAGAACAATTGCATATTCTAAACCAGGCGCTAGATAAATTGGATAATCAAAAGTAACTTTAGTTTCTACAGAAGCATTTGATGATGTTTTAATATCACTAGGTTTTAGTGTAACTGGATTGCCAATAACCGTTCTTGTCGGTGTTCCTAGTTCTACTGTTCTAACCTCAACTGTTAATGGGGCATTTTCAGAATCTTTACTCTTAAAGAATAAGTCCACTGCGGTCAGATAAGCACCATTAGCGTCATCGTTAGGTTTAAGACCGTTTCCTGCCTCTGTAACACCTCCTACCGAGAATGACTGTGCGAGAGGGTCAACATAGTAAATCGTCGTTGTGGTGGTTGTAACTCTCTGCCTTTCTTCCCAGGTTCCTTCTGCTCTATAAACAGTTTCTGCTGCAGAAATTAACTTACTACCTGGTGCAGGAGTTTCATTTGTTGAACTTGAAGTTAGTTTATAGACTTTGGATCCAGTAGCAATTCTTACGGATGGTGGTGGAGTTGTATTTGGATCTCTTAGGAAGAATGAACCAGAAAGGAATCCATTAATATCTGTAACAAGTCTAAGATCTTTAACGTATGCAATTGCACCGCTTGTCTGTCCAACTAATCTCATTCCTTTGGTTAAATACCCAGAATATAATCCTTGTGCTTCTAGGCATAGAGAATCAATATCAATATTTAAAATTTTTGATGAGGCACTGTATGATGCTGGAATAGTTTCGGAAGAAGAATATGGATTTGTAGTATATGTAACTGTTGGACTATTAAATGGACCTTCTTTGTGGTTAGATGTTGCAACTCTAAATTGAATTAGATTTGAATCATTAAATGAACCAACTACTGTTTCTCCGACTTGGAATGCTGCAGTAGCGCCATAATTTTCTAATGTTGAATCATTTGCTATTTCTACAAGTTTAGGAACAAAATCTACTCCACTATTACCATCTAAGAACTGATAAACCTTAGTTAAAGGTTTTAAATTGACAGCAATGAATCCAGTATTCCTGGATCTCATATAGAGTTCTGTTCCACTTGCAACTAATCTATCTTCAACGCTTGTGTTTGTGGAACTTCCAACAACAGCAAAAGTTCCTGTTGCTCTTAACCAAACCCAGTTAGTTTGATTTACATTAATATTTTGTAATCTTATAGTTCTAACCCAACTATCGCTAGATGGATTTAATTTTATAGTTCCGCTATATGAAACAACATGAAATGGATTAACATTTTCAACTTTTGTGGCAAATGTTTGTTCTATCCACCCAACAGATTCATATTTTAATGAAATAGCATCTCCAGTTTTTTGAACATTTGAATCATATAATGCAAAATTGCTATTTGGAATAAAATTTTGATCTGTAACGTTGTCAGCAGAAACTGGCTTTAAATTTAAACTATTATTAGAAATGATTGGGGTAAGTTCATCATTTTCAACATCTACTTGAACACTCGACAATTGAGTATTAATTAGATCTGAATTTTTGAAGTCATCTACAAAAAATCCAGTTTTAAATCTATTAAATCCTTGAGCATCTTGAATTTGTAAAGTTTGAGTATTGAGTTCAAGTAAAGATAATGATGTTACTCTTTCAAGATTTTCAACTCTATCTTCAATTTTTCCAATATCTCTCATTGTATAACGTCTATTATCAACCAAAGATACGACTGCATCTTTTGGGTTATAAAGATATGGTGGCAACGTAATTGTTGCAATCTCCATTACATCATCAAACTTACTAGGAGCTTTTGGATTTCTTGATGGAGTTCCTTGAAGTGCTACAAAATTTCCAAGTTTATCAAGATAAAGTTTGTCGATTCTTCCAAGATAGAACTGATATCCAATTAATGCGCTTTTATTTGGTGATAAAACAATTTTAGGTTCAGAACCAAATGACCTAGAAGAAAAATCAAATGGTGATGAAGAAGAACCACTAAAGACAGAAACTACTGGTCTAAAATCTAATGTGTCGGATGCTCTTACATTATTTGAACCTATACTTGGAATATCTGTAGAGAATCTTTCTTCACTATAACTGTTTACAGTAAATACATCTCCAGTATCTCCAGTTGGAACAGAGTAATAATCAAATACGATCAAAAGTTGTTTTGAAGGTGCCGACTCTCCAGATTTTCTAATAATTTTTGAGTAGTCATAATATTGTTCTTTTTGTCCTTTGTCAAGAACAAATTTTGTGGTTATATCTCGATATGTTCCTGAGGTAATTGAGGTAATTGTTGTTTTTATATTAGACTCTTCAAAAGTAACACTTTCAGTAGAAGTAAATCTGCTATTGTTTAAGTATACAATACCCAATGTATTTGAAGATGGTTTGGTTACTATTCTTGCTATTGCATTACTCTCATCACCTATAATGTTTTCACCAATAATTGCATTTGCGTCAACGTTTGCAACAGAACTAAATGAAATTTGATCTAAAACTGGAACACTGGTTGTTAAAGACTCATAAACTGCAATAACTTTAACAACATCTGGATAATTTAAACTTATCTCTTCATCCTGAACTCTCAATCCATAATATTGATTGTATGTAAGTCCATCTCCTGTAGAAGTATTAATACCAGTTCCAGATTGAGGATTTTTTGAAAGAGTTATGTTTAAAGTTTTTGATCTATTAAACTGTTTTTGTTTGCTTTGAACGCCATTTTTAACAAAGGTTGCATTAATAACTGATATTTGTTTATTTTGAATATTTGAAAATGTAACCTGATCTGAATTTGCGCTTAAAGTTACTTTGTCGGATGTTAAATTTTCTATTGTGCCATCAGTATAGAATATTGAATATCTTTCCTCATCAAATGCTTCAAATCTTGCAGTTGCTGTATTGATACCAAGACTGAATTTTCCAGTGTCTACTGTTAGAGTATTTGAAGATGGTGTGAGTGTTGTATTAGATTGAGCAGTGAAAGTTATTGTTGACGTACTTAGATCGGTAGAAGCAATATTTGAATCTGGAAGTTGAGCGTATAAAAATCCTTTCTGCTCATTTTTAATTTTTGTTGCACCAAGAGCATATGCTCCACTGAATTGAGATGATGGCAATGATCCATCACAAATACCAGATACAGTTGTAACTGCTTCTAGTGTCATTGAATTTAAAGCAGGAGATATTGATACAACGCGATTGTAAACTTCGGTTGTTATACCTGCTCTTTGATATCTAATAATATTATCGGTTTTAATTCCACTAAAAGTCGCTGGAGAAGCAACAGTTGCAGTGCTGATTCCACCACTACCAGCAGATATTGTGATTGTTTCTGCTCTATTAATTCTATCAAGTTGAGCATCAGATAAAAATGCTGTGGTAAATCCAGAAATTGAAGTTGGTTGGTGAATTGATTTTACATCTTCAATACCAAATACTTTAATTGATGAAATAGTTCTTGGATATATTTCGGAGTCATTGATTAAAATTTGTTCACCAACAGCAAAAGTTCCTGAGGTTTGTCTAATATTGACTACAGTAGAATTAGACCCAGCAGAAACCACATAACCACTAGCACCACTACTTTTACCTTTAATAAATGAAGTTGCTGGTAATTGAGTGGGTGATACTGACTGATTTAACGTTAACTCAGTATAAGTTTGAATATCATATAAGTACAAATCCCAATTGGTAGATGCGCCAGTATACGCAGCATCCGTTACATTAAAACTATAAATCCTTGCAGAACCTATTGTTGAACCAGCAGCAACTGTTGTACTGTTTTTTCTGCGACTTTGTAGGTAAACTTCTTGTTTTTGTTTTGGAGATCCAGTTACATTATTAACTCTTAATAAGTTCCCCATTTCAAATGGTATATTAACCGAAGAAATGGTTTGTTTTGTTCTTGGTTTAGATACGTCTACAATTTCAACACCAGTTTTTTCAATATCATATCCTTTTACATATGCTTTACCTGGAGAGAACTTAATACACATTAAGTCATCTGATGGAGTTGCACCTTGATCTGTTTTTTCATTACTGAAAAATAAACCATCATTACCAAGTCGATTATTTAGAGAATTATTTAATGAAAACTCAAATGGATCTACAACATAATCACCAGACTCATCATAAGTTCTTTGTGCTAAATAATCTCTTATGAGAGAATAACTAGACTTAACCTCTACCTTTTTAATTGCACCATCTTTAACTCTTAATAACTCTACAAAATCAATATCATTAGTATCAGTTAATGATTTTTTAGTTAAAGTTAGAGATATTTTGAATCGATCTGCTCCAGGAGCTGCATAATTACTAAATCCTTTTGCATTGTCATATAAAGCAGAATCATCTTTGGCAGTAATGATTTGCTCATCTACTCTTAGACCAACTCTATATGAAGGAGTATTTGTATAGTAATCTAAGATTAAAGTTTGCTTTGGAACTCTAACAAACGTTCCTCTAATAAAATAAACACCTTCACCAATAGAAGCAGCAGAACCAGTTGCAGTTGCATTAGAGGCGACGGTAGTTGCAAAAGGAGTGCCTGCTGTTATTGTTCCTACTGTTTCAGATGCAACTAACTGTTCATTATTTTGAAAAGGATTGATTTCAAAATTAGAATCTGATTTTAAATATTTGACATAAAGAGTTGGATATGTTACTCCTAATGCAGTATTGGGAAGTTGAACCTTTTGAACTGTTGCAGATATGCCAGATATTTGACCTGTTATTGTTTTGCCAACAAAATTTGCCAGATAAGAGGAAACTTCAACATTGTATTGTTGAGATACTAATTTAACAGCATTAAATTGAGGATCAAAAGTAATATTTCCTGGAATAACTAAAGATCCTTCTTTGAAAATATGACTTCCAAAAGATTCTACTTGATCTTGAAGTATTGATTGAAGAGTGTTTAACTCTCGTGCCTGTATAGGTCTTCCTGGATTAAAAAGAACTTTATAGTAATTTTTGTCCCTTGCGCCAATATTTTCTTCCGCAAAGTCATCAAAATATGGGCTTACATTAAGATTAGTTTTTTGAGCCATCTTTTAAAATTCCAGGATAATTTTAACGTCTTCTTTTTGTCTAGAATTTCGAGAAACCGTTGGTCTATTGTCGATATAAATTATATCGCCCGACTTATTATTTATCTCTGGGGTTGCAAACCCATTTGTAAACTCCACACCAAGGTTTATAATTTTATTTGAAATAGTTGTGGTTATTCCACTAAAATTGCCTATTGTAGCATTCCATCCACCACCAACTTTTGAAACTTGAACTCCACTAGTAAAATCAACCAAACTTCCAGACGAAGTGAAAAATGTAGAAACTCCTATAAAGTCTGTATGAGTGGTTCCACCACCTCCACCATAATATAATGATCTATCTCTAGAATATTTTAAAACTTTTGTTTCAGAATCATAGGAGACAACATATCCAAGTGCTTTTTTGCCGCTTGTTTGAATTTGTTGAATTTTATCACCAACTGCTGGAGTTCCACCTGTTACTGAACTAAATCTCATCGAATACACTCCAGAAAATTCATTCTGAGTATATACTGTCGTACTTACCCCAGTAGAATCGTAAATACTTGGATTTTTTAAAATACCAACTTGAGCAAATTTAGAGTCTACTGGAAAATCTTTCGTAGAATCATCAAAACGAGCATAAATTAAAATTTTATCCGCCCCTAATTCTTTATATAAATCAAATCCATGTCCCTTTGATGGTGGAATAATTGGAATTAATTCTGCATAAACACTGGGAATATTCGTACTTGATGTTCCCAAATCTACTAAAGCGTATGTATATTCTTTTCCGCCAGATGTAACAGTTACATCTGTAATTTTTCCATTTGCATCAACTTCTACAGAAATTACTCCTCCAGAACCATCACCAACTAAATTGCAAGATTGACCATTTGATAAGGTATATCCTAAACCCTGATTATTAATATATACTTTTTTAATCTGATTTTCATTTAAATCTGAGTTACCATTTTCCCTCACCGCAGTAATTTGGGCATCAGTTGAAACTTCCCAGTCATTTGGCAATGTAATGTATTCAGTAGAATCAAATTTTATAATGTCACTGGGAGAAACTGTATAGAGATATTTCCATACATAACCATCACTAAGCTCAGATGGTTCTAAATCTGTAAAAGTTGGTTCTACTTGAGATGCATTTCCCGTTGTTTTAATGCCAGAAGAACCATTATCAATACAAATATAAATTCTGTAATCAGAGTTAATAACATAGTAATTTGCATCATACAGTCTCATAGCACCAGAGATGGGTGCAGGATTTATAACACTGTAATCTGGTCTATACATTTCATATTGTTGACCAGAAGTCCAACTAATTTTTCTAATTACTCTTCTAATATTTGCACTAGTAATCTTTTTGCCAAATAAAACTGTTGATTCATAATGATTTAAATAATCAATATTATCTGTTGGATTTGGTGAAGTAGTGTCCCAATTTGTATCTCTACCAAATCCAACAGAAGATGGTGATGGATTTGATAAACCAACAAAAACATAATAAGAATTTGAAGAATCATTAACAGAATCTATAAAATTAGAAGCATTAAGTATTCTAAACTGATCTGTTACAATTGCAGACATTTGAATATTGTTTTTTCTATATTTATACTTACTTAGAGAGTCTTTTTAATTGGACCAATATTTCTCAAACCATACCCTCTTCTTTGAATTGTTGGGAATGTTGTTAGACCAGAATTAACCATAAATCCAGAAACTCCAATTGAAATTGGAGAGGAAGATCTTGAGAATCCTGTCATTCTTCCCCAAGAGAAATTGCCAACAATAGATCCTGTAGTTGCAATACCAACTGTTGAAGACTGAGAATGAATATTGCATGTGATAATTCCAACACCAGCGTCAATACCACTGATATAATAAATGTTATCCAAACAAGTAGTTCCCACACCAACAATATCAGAATTTGTACTAATGATTGATGTAACTCCATTACCAACTATTGTATTATAAATGTAAATTGGATAACCAACAGAGAGACCAGAAACAGAAGATAGTGTGAAGTTAATTGCAAGATTTGTTCCTATGCCAACTGTTGTGCTTATTCCAGTAATATTTCCAGATGTTCCTGCAATACCAGTTACACTTGTTATATTTTCATAGATTGGATCTGGTAAAGGAACAAGAACTTGTGGAGCATGTGCAGTAGTATATCCAAATCCTGGATTGATAATTGTAGCGGTAGATAAAGAACCATTTACAATAGAAATTGATGCAGTTGCTGTAGTTCCTATGCCAACTCCAATTCTTGGTGGTGAAGAAATACTTACATTAACGGATGATCCGGTATATCCACTACCAATACTATTAATAGACAATGATTGAATTGTTCCTGCAGCAGAGACAATTGCGGTCACAGCAGCAGACACAGGATCGGCAGCACCAGAAATAATTATTGCATCAAAATCAATTGATGGGTCACCTTCATAATTAAAGAATGCTGCATTATCCACAAATATTTCATTACTACCTGTAGTTATGGTTTTAATAACTTTTGCAGTTGGATAAATTTGCGGTTCAATAGAGTCTCTTGCTTTTGAAACTAATTCACCATCAATGACTTTATCTACTTTTTGTTTAGTCCAATAAACAGGTTTTTCTATTATTTGATCTATTCCTTGTGCCGTATAAAGAGGTGTTTTAACTTTATCTGAACTGATAATTTCAGATATTACTCTGAGATTTTGAGTTGTTGTAATACCCACGTTACCATTATTGCTGAAAACTTGGAGATCATCTCCAGGTTTAATGGTCTCAAATACATCAACAGATGTGCTATCTGCAGAACTACCGCGATAGAAGTAAATTGCAACATTATCATCTACTTTAGGAGCATCTGTAAATGTAAACGATGTTCCCCCAGTAAAGTTGTACGCAACACCTGGTTGTTGAAGAATTCCATTAACAAATATAATTAACAATTGATTAAAATCAATCAATTGAGAATCAACATCATTTGCATTGCGCTCAAAACTTAATAACTGAGAATTATAATATAATGGGAATCTAGTCCTATTTCCATCTTGGAGATTTTTAATTGAATCAATATAATCCAATTGACCAAATTGCCATGATGAGAATGAATCGCTAAAGGTTTCAAGTACAGTTAATTCAAATTCTGATAATGGTTGTGCTAGACCATAAGCAGTTACAAGACCAACTGCCTTAATAACATCTCCAGTTTTAAAACCATATCCATTACGAGTAATATTAAATCCAGTTACTTCAAATAAAGTTGAACCTATGCCTGTTGTAGAACGAGCACCAACGGAAACATTTAATAATAAACCAGTTCCACATGCAGTGGTTGCACCAACTCCCAATCTAGAAACACCAGTGACGGATAAATTATTGTAATTTGGTGGAGAAATATTAATTGTTGGTTTAATATATCCACTTCCACCACCAACAATAGTAAATGATAATGTCCCTCCCGCACCAACCAGAGCTGTGATTGTAGCAGCGGTTCCAGAGTGACCAGTTTCCGTAACTGCTACTGAAACTGGACTTCTATATCCAGAACCCCAATTACCTGTAGTTCCGATACCAATTGAAGTAATTGATCCTCCAGAAACTATTGCTGTTACTGATGCTCCAACTAATGGTGCGTACCCTAATCCTGCTGTTGATCCGAGAGAAACAATCACACCACCTCTAGGAAGTTGGTTCATATTTACATCAGATTCTGAAATTACAATTGAACCATTTGCTGATGTAATTCCAGAAAATACTATACTGGTGATTCCAACAGAAGAATTCTCTATAATTCTAAAATTATTATTTGCATTGTTTTCAGTTGTTGGTGTTTGAAATATACCATTGATTAGTACAATTCCACTTCCTCCACTAGTTCCTAAACCAACTGTATTTGCACCACCAACGGTTAATCTATAAGTTTGACCTATTCCAGTGAATGTTTCTGAAATGTTGTCATAAACTTGATTAGTTGTATAATCTTTTCTTAAAAAGACCCTTCCATTGAAATAAGATCTTGCCTCTGAGAGTTCATCAGAATCTACAAATAATTGATCTTCTAAACTTCCTTGAGGTGGTTGAGTGAAATAAATGTCACTCTTTACAATGTTAAATGATCCTCTATAGACAGATGCAATACCAGAATTTGAATGAGTAGTTGCTGATGATCCAACAAACCCTCTTTGAACATTTACTAGTGGGAATGTTCCAGCAAAAGATATTGGACCAGAGTATGTTGTCCCCAAACCAACATTGATGACACTCATGTATTCATTATCAATTTTTAAAATGTCACCAATTATAATTGAAGATATTCCACTCAAACCAAAAATTGTAGATGCAGTTCCAATTTGACCACCATTATTGACTGTATAAGTTAATAAGGAGTATGCAATTGGCGATTGAATAATATTATCAATGGAGATAATTGATTTTTCATTCTTTTTAACCATCTCCAATTCATGAGCATTTCCAGAACCAATAGAGGTAAAGGTTACTGATATACCCGCATTTGCATATTCCTTTCTAGTTGCTAATTTAAAGTTGTTATTATCAATTTTAATTGCATATACAGTTGATGGAAGTATACTGGTAACTACACCAACGTAATTAAGGGTTGAACCTATACCAACAGAACTTGCAGCAACACCAACAAAGGTTGAATTTGGAGTATAAATTAATTCCTCGCCAGTGCTAAAAAAGTGATTCTGAATGCTAAATGTTCCAGTTGCGCGGTTCAAGATAGAAGAATTTGAAGGATCAAATGTCTTCATAAAAATGGGTGTTCCTTGGTGATTTAACTCAAAATTGAGTTTATTTAAATCATCATCATTAATTGCAAAATATTTTGAAACTCCTACAGACTCTAAAATATTACTATATTGTAAATCTGGAGGGATGTTTATATAATCATTTTCTTTAAAGAAAATTTCATTAAAACTTAGAATCTCAAAAGTTCCAGATATTGAAGAATCTGGATAGAACTTAAGTGAAACCGTAGATCCTACTAATTCTCCACCAAAAGTACCTATTCCAGATGTACTTCCTATTGAAAGGAAGGGATATTGGGTTGTGTATATGTTTGAAGAGTCTACAACAAGCATTACTTGGTGGAGTGCGCTTGTTTGACCTAATCCAACCCTCACAGTTGATTTTAATGATGTATAAGTAGATGAATTAAATGATGTAATTGTAGATGCTGAAGAAATATTTGAATAATTTGAGTTATAATTGACGGTGTTTTCAAATCCATCAACTTGTCCAGATTGTTTAAATCTATATGTCCCTATTCCAGATGCCGTTGTTCCAAAACCAACATTTTTTGTTCTGATAATTACATCATTACTTGAAGTATTTGTATAATTAAGTGTTAAAATTCCACCACTAATTGATGCGCCAAATGTTCCTATAAAGTTAGAACTTAATCCATCTTCATCATCAAAATAAAGTTCTGCAATATTTGTATCAGTTCCGTCATGATCAACAAAAATTTCAACATAATTCATTTCATCAGTTGTATTATCAATGATATGAATTTCTGAGTGTACTGATTTTAAAACTGATGTTGGAGTTTGTAAAAGAATTGAAGTTGAACCAGAAGAAACTGTAGAAGTTATTCCAGTTAGAGAGACAAATCCTATTGAAGTAGTTCCAACACCACTTGTGAAATTTGAAAATGTTGTATTTAAGTACTTAATATTATATGTTGTATTATATGCCTCAGTAGGTTCAAATTTTAAGTAATAATTTGACGAAATATCATCAATATAACCATATACATTACCAATTCCGTTAGACACATATCCAACTTCGGAAGATATACCTGTGTTAATTGAACCCTTTTCTAAGGTAAAGACATCAGTTGTATTGTTAAGAACAACAATCTCACTAAACTGTGTTTGCGAATAATCTTTACTTGATATCTGTACCAAATACTTATTATATCTTCTTGATGGAATAATGTCTGCAACTATTGAAGAAGTATCTAAATTAGAAATTTGATCCGAAGAAGAAAATTGAGAACTAATATCATCAATATCAAGAACTCTATTAGTTCTACATTCAATATAATCGGTTAATTTTTTATTTTTGAATTTTAAGAACTTAGAAGTTTCTCCTAAAGTGTCAACATCTAGGACAAGATCAAAATTATTAATAGTATCAACTCTATTTTCATTTATAACATCATAAAAAGAGTAGACATATTCTTGTACTGCTGTTGTTCCTACACCAACATTCTCAGTGATTTGAGTATCTGAGAAATTTTTGAGTCCAGATGGGTGAAGTAGTCCGTTTACTGGGCTAACAATATCAGACCATTCTTGATTACTCTTTATTGAGTATGAAAGATTCTGGTAATAGTCGTTATCTGAAATAACTTGCGTATCTTCATCTAATTTACCAATATCATCTGCCCAACCAATTCTTTGAGTTGAGGCATATCCAACATTAAATTGACCAGATGACTCTTTAACACTATTAACTGTTGCTATTGATCTTGATTGAGTTCCTCTGATAATTTGATTTGCTTGTAGAGCGTAAGTTCCAGAAATTTTAAGATAGTTTTGATTTGATTCACTAATTATCAAATCCTGTTTTATGAAACCAATTTCATTCTTAACCTCTAATGTCTCTCCGATTATAAAGTTTGAAAAACTTTGTGTAATATTAAACTTTGGATAATTATTATAGTTAATTACGGTTCCGTAGAAATTTTCTGCGGTTTTTGCTATACCAGGATTAGTTGTAAGACCTGATAAATTAAATTGTAACTGTCTGGGGAGAAGTGTTCCTCCATTCGTATAACTTGAAACGGTAAAGAAGTCATATCCATAATCTTCTGAATTTAAACCATCACCTTCTGTGCCATATTTTTGTATTCCTTCTACGAATATTTTATCGCCCACAGCAAACGGTTCTGTAGTAAATCCTGCAAGAGGAGTGACTAAAATGCAAGTTACAATACCCGAACTTGATGATTGAACAGTTTGAATTCCAACTCCATTGGTATTATTAATTGCTCTTATAGTTACAATTGTATCGGGGAGACCAAATGGTGCCGCATCTATTGTAACTGATCTTATTGAACTACTGTCTAGATTTGCAATTAATAATCCCGAGTTAATTTTTTCTCCAGTATCAGAATCTACTATAATTAAATCTGGTGATGATATGTAATTTTTACCACCATTAGAAATTGAAATATTACTAATAGTATTAGAATTTTTAATCGTAGCAAATTTAGGAACCGATGCTTCTGGTCTCAGAGTTTTATCGGATGCATACTCAAAACCTTCATTTACAATTCTAATTTCATTAATTTTACCAATTGTATTTGATTTTGGTACAATATATGCTCCCGTTCCAGAAATAGAATCTATGCCCTCAAACACTGGTAACTTTTTAAAGTTAATACCGGGAGAAGTCGCTGTTACTTTAGATACTCCTCCAGAAGTCGTGGATGAATTGGTTGTGTATTTTATTACATCACACTCAGATTGAGTGTATGAATTTTTCTCTGGAGATTTTGTTAAACAAATATTGAAAGTGGTTGTTCCAACTCCAGAAATTTTATAAGAACCATTATAGTAACTATCTACAAAACTAATCTGAGAATAATTTTGAACTTCTTTATCTGCAGTGCTTATGTAACCAGATTTTTCTAAAGCGTAGAATAATTGAGATGGAATATTTTCAGTGTAATTAATAGTTAATGATGCATTTGTTGATACTCCAACAGTTCCTACTCCAGAAATTGAAAATGTATTTGTAGATCCTGTCGAAACAAATTCATCTTTGAAATTTTGATCATAGAATATTTTAAACTTATAACCAGATAAAGAAGAATCTGTCAAATCAAATACAAGATTATTATTTTTGATTACGGATATTGGTGAGTTAATAAGAGAAATACTTTGTGAAGATCCTCCTGTGCTAGCAATACTTATAGTTCTTGGGGGTAGTGTTTCTGCACAATCTATATAAGTTTCTGATAATTTAATATTATTATCATCAACTTTATAAACATAGTAGAACCCATTTGATAACCCATTTGCTGTTACATTTGCTGAATATCTTATTTTATCTCCAGTTTTTAAATTGTGTGATGCAATATTAATGATGTTGGTTGTGGTATTAATTCCTGTGGAATTAAATCCAATAGAATTGATTAAAATATAGTTAGTAGAAGAGTCTCTTGAAATGCGAATTGAAGTAGAAGTTCCAATACCGACAGAAAGATTTGGTTTAACTGAGAGATTGATACTATCTCCAGAGACAAGATTATGTGAGGTAGATACAGAAACCCTGGTTTCAATTTTTTGAATGTCACCCTTTACTTGTGTAAAATTAGATTGTAATGAATATTGATAATTGTTGGATCCATTGCTAATGAAGAAAAGACCATTTGTTGAAGTTGTTAATCCAACTTGAGTTACTATTCCAATATAATCTGCAGATTTTTTAATAATATAAACAGTTTGACTATTTCCACTAGATGGTAAATTGAATGCAGTACTTCCAGAGGTATTTGCTACTGAGATTGCAGATGCTGTAGATAATTTTGATAGAATAACTTCCTGATTTGTTTTAAATGGGTGATTTGGTAAATAAATTGATTGTGTTGGGATTGAGATTATATTGTTAGTCTGAACTCCAACATTATTAGTAACAGCAACTCCAACACCAGAAGTTGTTCCTACACCAATAGATTGATTTGGATTGAAATATATTAAATCATTAACCTTAGATTCAAAGTAATTTACTGATTTATTAATTGTAAAAGTATCTGGTATAAAATTAACTGTAGTAGTTGCAGTATGTGCAGTTCCTGTTGTTTCTCTAACAACTCTAACTACATTTTGAGTTGAAAAAATATTTAAAACAGATAATGTTTCCGATTCTACCTTAATACTACTACCAACAGAAATATTTTCTGGAATGTTAGCGATATAAATGTCAGTTACGATTCCTGCAGATGAATATGCCGGAATATCCTTAACTAAAGATGAGGTATAAGAAGTTACCCCAATTTGATGAGATCCATTTAAAGATGAAAGTTCAGTAGAAAGACCAGAAACATTTACATAATCTAAGTTTTGTAGACTATGTTGTGGACTAACTTTTACTTGAATTTGATCTCCATTATTCCAAGTAAAGATAACGTCATCGTATGATGTAGTTGAAGTTTGCAAATCTACAATTTCTTTACCTTCAACTTCTGTTACTTCTGCAACTAATCCACCCCCGCCAGTATTACTTTCATCAAATTGAAGACTATCACCAACCTTATAGTCAGTTCCCGAATTAATGATTTCAAATTCGTCAATATAACCAGAAGAAACTGATTCTACAACTGTAACTTGGTTAATAACTTCATTAGACTCTATAATAAAATCATTATCAGCATATTCCTCATTAACCTTGTATGGGAAAGTATTTCTAACTAAGTTTGAGTTATTAAAATCAAATGTCTGATCTAATTTTTTATTTTCAGATATAAATTTTGATCTATATCTATTTCCAATAAAATATGGAAAACTACCTACAACATTATTTTGTGCATCAATAATTGATGTTGCAAAATAAGCATAAACTCCATTTGGAAATTCTGGTGTGATACAGAACCTACCATTGTATTCGTCAAGATCTCCAGAATTTGTAAATGTATAATCTTCTAAGAAAAATCCAACAGAAAATTCAGATGGTCTGTTTGATACATTTGTTGAATTTAATGTGTATCCAGAAACTAATTTTTTAAGAGATGAGTTTTCGTCTTTTGGATCTGAATAACCATACGATCCATAAATTGGATTCCCATCATAAGCCCACCCAATAATTGGAGAATGTGATGCGCCAGTATCTTCAAACTCATTTTGAACTATTTGAGAATAACCAGCAATACCATATTGTAAATTAGAATATGATGAAGATATGATTTCATTTGCTGCCGTTGTTCCTGCACTTACATTATTATATAAAACATTATTATTAACACTAAGATCTCTTACTTGAGGATTGAAGATTGCATTTTTACCTGCAGAACTAGGAGATATTGTTGTATCTACTGTTGAGTATCCAGCGCCAGCATTTACTACAATTACATCCGTTATTTTATTGTTAACTACTACTGGTCTTAAAATAGCACCTGTTCCAACACCAGATACTTTGATATCAGGTGTTGAGTAATATTCAGTGCCACTATACTGGATAGATACATCTTCTATTCTGCCATTAACGATGACTGGTTTGAATTGTGCATCTTTTCCGTTTTTAATTGATATTGTGGGTTTTTTATGGTAATTTAAAATAGACGAACCATAATTAGATCCTTCATTATAAACATAAACATCTGTAATTTTTCCTCTTACAATTGGAGTTGCAGATATTGATCCTCTGAACTGGGTGCTTCCTAATCCTACAGCACTATATTGAACTTGAAGAGAAATTTCTGGATAATTAAAAATATGATATCCACTTCCAGTTGAATTTAATCCAACGCATTTTCTTCTCTCATAATTTGTTCTTATTGTTCCACCTATACCAGCATCTGATAGTCTAAAGTTATTATTGTCTACTTTAAGAACATAATATTGATTAGATGTTGATAACCCGGAAATTAAGTTTCCAGTGCTTGCGTAAGTAACCAATTCTCCATCATTAAAACCGTGATTTGTGAAAGAAACACAATAATTTATTGTTGATATGCCAGATGATGAAACTCTAAGTTTTCTATTAGTATAACCAGAACCGCCATTTATTACCTTAATCTCTGATAGAGTATTTTTTGGTTCAGTTGCAAACTTTTGAATACCTGCCGTTCCAATAGTTGTAAATCCAACAGTATTGATTCCAGATCTATAATCTGAAAGTGATTGATAAAGTTGAATAGTAGTATCACTAATATACTTAACAAAATATATTGATTCGCTTTTTAAAGTATTTCCACTGCTGGCATTTGAACCATTAAATGTGCCAATTCCAAGAGATGGATTACTTCCAAGTCTATAAACAACTTGTTGTCCACCAACTAAATTGTGTTGAGATAAAAAGGTTATTGTCTCATTTGTAATATCAACACCACCACCATCTGTCAGTTGACGAGCATCAAATTCAATCTCTCTTCTTTTTCTTTGAATTACTGGTTCAAAAGATGCCCCAGAACCATTGCCCCCTGTAAGAGCAACGGAAACAATAACATCAATATCAAACTCTTGAGGATCTACATAAATTTTTTCTACACTTCCACTAACCACTGGTTGAACAAGTGCAGATCCTGATGATAAAGATAAAAGTGGAGGATTGATCACATCATATCCCGAACCACCATTCAAAACACCAACAGATTTTAGTGGACCATAATAAACCTTGTCATTTGTCTTATAACTCAATACTTCAACACCATTGATCAACATTCCTACAGATCCTGGTGTTGTTAAGTCTGATTGACCATCACCAATATTGACAGAGAGTGGAAACTTTCTAAGTATTTTTTGCGGCGATAAAACTTTTTCTTTTTGAGAGTTTAAAACAAAGTTATGAGTTCCTGATGTTAATGAACCAAAAGTTAAATAATCTGATGTTCCTATAACAGATCTGGATGCGTATATTTTAATTTCAAGATTTCCAGAAAGAACTTCAACATAATAAACACCTTCAGATAGACCAGAAATTGGAGAATTTGATGGGGTGTAATAAATTTCAGATCCAGTTACAAAAGATACTGGACTTGAAAAAGTAATTATTGAATATAAACCAGTAGTGGAGTTTTGTCCACTTACTCCAGATGCATTATATGAAAAGATTGGTTGAGTTATTTGATATGATGGTAATGAATTTGATGCAACATACATATACTCATCATTATCATTATAAACATTTTGAACATCCGAAGTTGTTGGTGTGAATTCTAATGCGACGGAGGAACTTGATGCATTTTTAATTTTTCTTCTTACATCATAATCAAACCCAGAGGATAAAGAAAAACTTTGTGCGGTTGTAACTTGTTTTCCAGAAATGCCTGTTATTCTTAAATTAGATGCAACTATAGTTTGTGAACCACCTGCCAAAATATCAATATAATCACCAACTTTTAAACTAGATTTATCAATATCAGTTTTTAATGTAACCTGTGATATTGATCCAGAACCAAATGAATCAATTTCAAATCTTGAACTAGTATTGTAAATCCAACTATTTGCAAAAATTTGTTTGTAAGATTTATTGCTTATTGGATTTTGAATTATTTGACCAACATTTTTAACTTTAATTTGATCCCCAGCAGAAACTGAAGAATCAGTTGTAATAGGTTTATAGTCAGATAGAACTCCAGTGATTCTTAACTCAACTCTTTTTGTTATATCTCCATCTTCATAACCATAATAAGTTTCATCAGAACGAATTGTAGATGCAGTTGCAATACCAGAAGTAACTCCTGAACAACCAAAAAATTGATTAATACTTTTACTCGTGTAGGTAATTTCATTATCACCAGAGTAAATTTTGCCCGATTTTGGGAACCCTATTGTAGAATCTACGGAAATAACTGAACTGCCAACACTTACATAATCTAAATTTTTACTACTTCCTGTAATTTGAAAAGAACCAGTAATTGTTGGAAATGCATCATCATAACCAATGAAAAGTAAAAGTTTATAATATGTTTTATTTTTTCTTCTAATTACTTCAACTTCAGATACTGATGCTGATGTTGTAGTGTCATTATTTTTAAATATAGTTTGACCTTCTAATTTAAGAGGATCTCCAGAAATAGTATCCGCAACAACAACTGCTCTCCTTACATAAGTTGCTGAAGATGGTTTGGCAAGAAATTGCTCAAGATCAATTACTTTTGGCGTCTCACCAAAAAGAACATTAAAAAGAATTCTATAAGATTCTTCTGTTCCTTTAGACTCATATAAAGTTCTTGCTTCTTTTATAAAGTTTCCCACATTCAAGTCGGAAACAAAATTTTTATTTTCTAGATCTGGAGTAAGAGAATATTTAACTTTTTTATAAAATTCTTGTAAGAAAAGTGAACTTAAATTTTGAACGGTTGATAAACCTACGTGTGATGCTTTCTTTGATGTGGAAAATACTAATTCTTCAGATTTTAAATCTTGATGATAACTTGTAATACCTGAAAATCCACGAATACAACCAATAAATGTATTTGTAGTTAAACCTGTATATGTAATAATTTCATCATCAATTTTGAACAAACCATAGTTTTGGGGAAAACCTTTGGTTGTTGCAACTTGGATAGTAGTTGCTGTTGAAGAAATACCAGAAGAAAGTGTGGTAAATCCAACGACAACTTCTGGAGTTAAATTATCAAGTTTTAGATATTGATCTAAATTTTCAACAATATCAATTGGAGCACCTTGATATTCTTGAGAGATGTAATATTGTTTTAAAAAGTCTGCAGCTTTTGGACTTTCATCTAAAATAAATTTAGGAAGTTGACTGTCAATTATTTGCTGTACTTTTACCCTGGATTCAAAACCCGTTTGTATCATATTACGACCTCGTTAGTTCCCCGTTCGAATAGCTTGATCTGTAGTAATCTTTTGTGGAGAAAACCACACCAGATATGTCATCACCAGAAGCAATGACATCTTTAATCATATTTATTTTGCTTTTGGAAACGCTAAAAGATAAGTATAGATCTTTAAGACCTATAACATCATTTGATTCTGGAAAAGCTTGTATTTCAATAATATCTTGACTCAATGTAGTTGATGTAATTATCAACGCCCCTAATAAAATTTCACCTGTTTCATAATTTACAGTTCCAGCAGATTGAACTACAACTGGTGTTTTAAGAGTTGTTGTAGTCCCAACACTCACTAAAACTGGAATTTCCTTTACAATTGAAATTGTTCCTTTTCCAGTTAAAGTGCCGTCAGAATTTTTTTCAGGTGTATCAGTTAGATATACAGTGTCTGTTTCACCATTAATTTTGAAACCAGTTGATTTGATATTCTTTCCATCAGGATTTATATGAAACTTATTACCAAAGCAAATTTCATATTGAGTTGGTGTATTAATTTTTGCTTTTAAATCTCTTCTAATTCTGACTTTTGTAATATTAGAAGTAATTGCAGTATCTGTAGCATCGATGACTTGCAATACTTTACTATACTTAAATCTACCACCAAATGCATTTAAGTCAGTTGATGATGCATAAGTGTTCAAAGACTTGATAACATTTGTTTTTAAATTTTCTACGCTACCAACCTGAGAATAATTGTAATAGATTGAAGAATCAATTTCAACATATAATATCTTTAAGTCTTGAATTTCTGGATTGATACCAGATACACTATACTGCTTTAGTTTATTTTTAATTTCTTGCTTATCAAAATCCGAAACATATGTACCATTTTTAGGTTTGATACTTATAAAGACTTTACCATATTGTGGTGGTGTTAATTCTTCACCACCAACCACAGATACTGATTCAGTTTCTGGATATATTTTTGATTTAATAAGAGATTCATAATCTCTTGCAGTTACCGCTCGATATTGTGAAGCATATAATCTTGGTGCAAAACTACGAACAGAATCAATACTTTCTATATCAGATCCGCCTTGTGAAGTTTGAGAAGTTGTAACTGAAATTGTATTGTTCAGAGTTTCTACACTATCACTTTCATTTTTAAATGTTCCAGCAAAGGTAAATGAACTTGCACCATTACCACTTTTTCCGTCAGTGATAATATAAGTTACAGTGATGACTGCATTATTATCAAGTTTTTTGCCGAATCTACCGTCTCCAAAAAGAAGTTCATACTTTTCATCTTTGACTTCTTGAATCAAATACGTTTTTGAATTTGAATCAATTTCAAAAATATTATCTACAAGAGTATATAATTGACCAAGACCACTATCGCCAATGCCTTTTACATAAACGCGAATTGTGGAAGTATCAACATATGAGTTATCTAAAATAAATCTTTGATCTAACGACCCATCAACAGTAAATTGTTTTCTTAAAAATGTTCCCTGCTTGATTGTAACGTCGCTAAATGTTGCAACTCCATTCTTTACAGATGCTGTAGTGTTTTCTGGAATTGAAAACACATATGATGTGCCATTCGTAGTGCCAGTACACACCAGACCCGCCTGTAAGGTCAGTGTTGCCGTTGAACTTGTTGGTTGTGCAGTAAATGAAACAACCGCGCTCGCAGCGGTTCTAGACTTAGGTACATAACCAATATTTCTTGCCAAGGAAACAACATTCTCTCTTATTGTTGCTGAATCCAAAAAGGACTCATTGACAACCATATTTGAGTTGAATGCAGTAATATAAGTGTTATAAGCGAGAGTGTCAATTAAAACAGAAAAATTTGACCCCTCAAAGTCAAAATCCGTGAACGTAGAATTTGCACGAAGATAGTCTTTGATTGAGGTTTTTATCTGATCAAAATCTAAATTAGAGAACTTAGTGAAAGGCATTTTATCTTGTTGCCTCTAATATAAAGGAAAACTGCTGTGCTGGAACTTCTTGACCAATAATATTAAAAATCACAGTAATTTCAAACTCATTTGTATCTGGACGAGGATCTACCTTAACTTGAACATCATTTACTCTTGGTTCATAATTTGAAATAACGTTCAATATTTGATCATTGATGATTGATGCAGTACCATAATCAACAAAGTCAAAAAGACTTGAACGTACATTTGATCCAAGAAGAGGATTGAAAAATCTCTCATTTGGAATTGTTTCAACTAAATTACGAATTGAGCGAATAATTGCTCTTTCATTAGTTAGAATCGGTAGATCCTTTGTCACAGGATGTGGTTCAAAGGATAAACTAATATCTTTAAATGATCTAGATATCCTAGTTATTGCCATTTAACATAAAATTTCTTTACTTATTTATGATGATTTCCAGGAAGATCCATAGGTAGGTTCAGTTCCATATTCCCAATCATCATAATCTTCATCATTTCTAATTTTTTCATGCAACTCAAGTTGTTTATGAAAGTCATGTTTTGGCGCAGAATCGTGCATAACCTCTTGAATGACTCTTTTTTGTAGGACAGATTCATAATCTGTAATTAATTGTTTTGTTCCCCACATTTCATACATATAATTTTTGTCCCTATCGACTGGCAAATTAGACATTGTAGCTCCTGTTTTAATGAATAAAACAGAACTTTTATAAAGGAGGTTGCTATCTCCTTATTTCTATTTAACGATCCAATTCACGAAGCATATATGAGTCAGAATTGAGATATTTTAAAAGTTCAAGAGCAATTAATTTTGGATTTCCTTCACCACAAGTATAAACATCAATTGCTAAACAACCATTTTCTGGCCAAGTGTGACAAGAAACATGACTTTCTGATAGTGCAATGACGACTGTGCAACCTTGTGGAAGAAAACAATGGGAAAATGTATTCAAAATTGTCATTTTTGCACGTTCAATACCCCTAATCATGACGTTTTGTAGAGAATTTACGTCATTGATCAGGTCATACTGAACATCATACACCTCTAACAAGAGGTGCTTACCCATTGAAAACTGTTTCAACTCAATTTTTAGTAAAAATTTATTTATTCTATGTAAAAACCCTTACGAAAATAGTCTTGATCTTCAACAAAAGATACATTTTTCACTTCTTCATCATTCCAAACTGGAATTGCAACTGAATTTCCATAGCGAAAGTCAGGATTTCTACGAAAATGCACTTCAATCAAGTGTCCATCAATAAATTCACAGTTAATCCAGTCATAGTTGCCCTTTAAGTGATTTAAAATTGAAGGAAATTCTACTTTTCGGTCAATTTTTTCCCATTTTTGCCACTTATAATAAGGGTCTTTAGCATTTCTTGTGCCAAGTACAACCAATTCTGCCTCTTGATGATGAAAATCTACACTTAAATGTTCGCCTTCAAAAATCTCACACCAAAATTCGGCAGGATGAATGTGATCAGTGTGCTTTTCAATCCATTCTTTACGAGCAAAACGCCCCATACCAAGTAAATTAAAGGATGGGCGCACAATATAAAAGTCGGGTTTAGGAACTGTAGTCCCAACAGGACCACAAGTATAACCTAAAACCCGACTTAGAAATAATTTATTGTAAATCCAGAGGTCTGATGAATGTATATTGTTCCATTCATCATTACCGTCCAGATGATACATCAACCTTTACCTTGCCCACGATACTTTTTTCTTGCCCCATTACGAGAAGAAGCAGCATACTTCGTTCCCATACCATTGCCTTGACGAGATTTCTTAGGAGGACCAGGAATATAAGAACTGTTTTTATTCAGACCACCTTTTGCTTTTGTTGCCATACGTTATTCTCCACTAAAATTTCAGTTTCAAGATCTTCAGGTCTTGGAGAACCTGTCTGATAATACTCAATTGACAGGTCCTCCATAACATTGAAATATTCTTCTTCTGTAAGACTAGTATAAATTCTCCTACCTTTACAAAGAATATTGTAAGTTTCTGCCATCGTCTCAAATGACTCTTGACTTTTCGTGACCAACGCGAATGCGAGGATCACACCAAATCTCAAATCCTGCTTCTTTTGCATCGAGGCAGAACGATACATCCTCACCACACATGTCTTGTACTTCACCAGACTCAAAGACTTGCATCTTTGGAGCAAACCAAGGATACTTCATCTCTTCATGTTCAAAGACACCATTCTTAATCAGAACCCAACCAAAACCTGTATAATCAACGGTAAATGGTTTCCGACGCTTTGAAATACTCTCAACCGTTTCGTGATTCATTACACCTCCATTTCCACGGAAGTCATCTTCATCTAACCAATGTGCCACTGAGGTTGTGTGACCATCTTCTGTTGCATACCAACCAGCAGCGATGTCTTTATCCATTAGAACCAGTTGGAAAAACTTTTCAGTATTGAAAACAATATCAGAATCAATCCAAAGTTGCCAATCATACTTCAATTTACCGTCCCAAGGAATCTGATTCGGTCCTCGCAGTACATTCGCACCTAAGCACTTGCATCGTGCAAAATTAACCATGGATGAATAGTCTTGCGAGATCTGAATACTTGCACCTGACTGAACTAGGTCAAAACAAAGTTGAACAAAGTTCTTTAAGTAAGTATATGAAACTCCTCTACCAGGAAGACAAAAGACAATGGATTTACCTCTTACCATTTCTCTTGCTAAATCGTAATCCCATTCTTCTCTTTGTTGAGAAGGAGCATTTGCTTTTACTGTAAATCCTTTAGCCATAATTGAGTTTAATTACATCAACATCATACAATATTATCTATGCTTTGTCAATCAGACTCTGTAAGAATGAGTTCGTCACCATCCACCGAAAGTTTGATTCTTGTGTCCTCATACCATTCAAGTTCATTGATGATTTGCTCAGGTATCACAATAAAGTATTGCCCACTAATTGGATCGACTTCTACGACCTCAAAAATATCTCCGGAATTTTTTTTCATTCTGCGTCTTATTTTTT